GTGGAGCGCATGTCAGCGATACTTCCTCGCCAGTTCCATCAGGCCGCCATTATACATGCCGACCGGCTGCTCGTCACGCGGCTCCTCCACGCCTGCCGCCTCGATGGCGGCTATGCGCTTGGCGATCTCCTGCAGGCGCTGCGGGTCTTCAGTCCGGCTGGCCTGCAGCAGCAGGTTACGGACCGCCGGGCTTTCGTACAGCCGGGCTGCCCCGCCAATGCTACCGGCCGCCGCCATGGCCGTGAGGAACCCCTCCAACCCGCCGCCAAACGCGCCGATGCCACCGACTGCAGCGGTAGGCAAGAACGCCTGCGCTCCCGTTGTCGGAAAGGCACCTGCCTCACCCGCCCGCCGTGTTGCGTTCAGCACCCGCGTCAAACCCTGCAGGCGGATGAGATCGTCGCCGTTAAAGAAAACGCCAACGGATTGGCCCAATTTTCTGATTTCATTTGCAAACCGGGTTGGGGATACAACCTCTTCACCCGCACCTGTCGCCCTCGCCGCAGCGCGAGCGATAATGGCTTGGCGAGCGATGGCCCGACCCTGCGGCGACAGATTACGATACAAAGCTGCAACGTCGCTGGGCTTGCTGCTGAACAGCAAACTTTGGACAGCTTCCGGGGTGGCATCTCCGGTTTTCAGCACACGCTTGAGCGACTGCTTTTGCAGTTCATTTGCCTCTTCAGACAGCCGCCTGTTGGCCACCGTCCATCTGTCGTAATCCCGGCGTTGGCCGTTCTGGCGGATGAAATCGCCCATGTCCTGACGCACTGGGTCATAGATTGCGCGCAAAGCCTTCTCACCAACGTCACGCGCACCCGGTGAAATCTGATTTGCGGGATCGTTCCTGAAGACGTTAGACAGCACATCCTTGCGGTACGCCTCTAACTCAAACAGGTTGCGGCCCTGAATATCGTTCATGATCTGCTCAAGCGCGGCAGCCGCCTCGTCGCCCTCCGCCGTTCTGCGGCTACGAAGATCGGCAATTTGAGAACCGATCCTCTGCATCGTCGCCTGCATAGGGACTTGGCCCGCGCTTGCCAGCCGATTGATGACCTCGTTCTTGCTGCCGGTATATTGCTGAATGGCAGCAGAGCGTCGTTGTGCCAAGTCAGTCACGATCTGCTCTGGAAGCGCGTCAATGTTTGTTGCGCTGTAATCGTTGACGATGTCTCGCACCGCATCGATGCGGGCCTGCTGTTGCGCTTCGCGCACAGGGCCTGTGCCTGCTATCGGAATACGCTCACCGGTGGCCTGCGCGGTTCGCCCAGCGAAAGTGCGCGGCGGCAAGACATCACTAGTCATCAGCGGGATGTTGGCTTCTCTAGCTTCCTGCACGATTGCGGGCAGCGGAGCGCGCGGGCGCGGTGCGGCAACTCCACCAAGTGTGCCGAAGGCCAAGCCAGAGGCAAGCTGTGCCATGGGCCCACCACCAGCCTCTGCGGCCATCTGCGAGCCTGCGGCGCCGGTTCCACCACCAACAAGCTGCGCCGCCGGCTGCGCGGCCAACACGTCGCCAACAGCTGCGGCGAGAGGTCGAGCCGAAGAGGCTAACGTGCGGCCAAGGCCGATTGCGCCGCCAGCGCCGCCAACACCACCAGCAGCGGATTGGATGACGCGCTCTGTCGCCGTCTCCGGCTCCGGCACGCCGGCCGCCGTCAACAGATTGTTCAGCGCCTCGGTTGGCGTTGAGAAGTCGGTGCCGAGGAGCTTGTTCACGCCCTCAACAAGGGGGTCGCCCACGATCGGCCCGAGGGTGGTCAGGGCGGCACCCGCCAGTGCGCCGGGAGGGCCAGCACCCGTCATGAAGCCTAGACCTGCGCCCAGCGCGGCCGGTGCCAATCCGCGCCCAACCGCGCCGAACACACCGCCAGCGGTGGTCTCAGGCTCAGCAACCTCGCTCGGAGGAACGTCTATCGTCGTGACATCTTCGGGGATATCGCCGGCCGAGCCGCGCAAATAATCCGCAATCTCTCGTTCGGAATAGCCCGCTGCCTTTGCGCCTTCAACGTCAAAGCTGCCGCCGCCAACCGTAACTTGCAACGGCTTGCCCGCCGCAGGGCCGCCACCCGCTGGCTGGTCAGCCAAAAAGGCATCGATCTCTGCGTCAGTATACCCGGCAGCTTTGGCCGCAGCGCGATCCAACATGTCTTATCGCCTCACAAACTGGCTAAGCGGCGGCCGCTTGTCACCCTGCAGAGCCTTCTGTGCCCGGCCGGCGTAATAGTCAGCCCAAGACTGGCGGTTGGGGTTCAGGTTGCCGGACTTGTCAAAGATGCGGTTGGCGTTGGTATACTGCTTCCAGAGCGTTTCCACCCCCTGCAGAGTGCCGTTGGCCTGCACAAACGCTTCGCGGAACCGCTGCTTTTCATCGGCCAGTTCAATCGCTGCTTTTTGTGCCTTAACAAACTTCTCGTTGGTCGCTTTGTCCTTCTCCAAGCCGCCCGTCATCTTCAAGAACTGCGCGGCGTCGAAGTCGGACACGGTGCCTTCGCCCGGAACGCGTTGGCCCCGCGCCATTCCCGAAGCAAGCTGCACGGCCCGCTGCTGATCCGCCGATGTCATAAACGACGGCAGCATTGCGGCCACTTGAGGAGGGAAAAAGCCGGGGAAGTAGCGCCTGTTGAGCTCCTCGAACTCGGTCAAGTCGCGAAGAGCGGCCTGTCTTTGCTGCGCTGCTGGTTGCTCCGCAACCGCCGCTTTTTCCGCAACACTCAGAGCTTGGGTCTGCGCCATGGCGCGCTGCTTCGGATCGCGGATACCGTAGACCGGGTTTCTCTCGGCGCGGAGTACAGGTAGGCCAAGCGCCTGCTTGCGCAGCAGGTCTTCCTTCGTCGGGCCGGCATCTCCGAGCATGCCTTCCGCGATGGCAATCTCAGACGGGTCTGTTACCTCTTCCCAAGGCATTATCCGGGACTCCACTTATATATCTTGGTGCCAACGCGATTGTATTTCGGATTGCCGGCCTTCGACGACGGAGGCGGCTTCGTGGCCTGTATGGCTGCAGCCCTAGCTCCCGCCGCCGCGATGTTTTCAGGCGTGCCGGTTATAGACGCAAGGATCAGTTCGCGCTCTGGATCACCCTTGGGGAGTGATAGCGCTCGCGCGATCAGGCGCTCCTTTTCACCCGGCCGGTTGGCTGCTTTGGCCGCCGCGGCGGCCCTCGCCGCTGCAGTCTCTTGCGCCACAGCAACGCCCAGCAATTGTCGCGCTGACTGCGTGTCGCCCTGCAGCAACTGAAGCTGGCCCATGCCCGCCTTCATCTCCAGCTCGCGCTCCTTGAGAGCACGCTCCGCTTCAGCCTCGCGCGTTGCGCCCGCGTACTTGCTCAGCAGCGAACCAAGGTTACCCACGGTCTCGCCGAACGATCCGGTGCGTGTCGGCTGGCCCAGAGCGGCCGCGATGGCAAACCACTTCTCGGCGTCGGACGGGCCGACGCGCCTGTTTCGTATGTCGGCGCGGGCGGCGTTGATTAAGTCCAGATTGGCCTGCATCTGCTTGCGCTGGACACCTTCCGCCGTCTGCACGCCCTTCATCGCCACCGGAACCGGCAGCCCCGGCGCCATCAGCGCAGCAATGCTCTCGCCTGTCGGGAGGGCGCCGATATCTTCGTCTTCGTCCATCAGCCGCCCCCGAACAGTTTTTCAAAGCCCTTGACCGTTGCGAACGTCGATCCGAGCGAGGCCAGCAGCGACGGGCTCATCGCGCCCGGCACTTCCATGCCGACCTTGGTCGCGCCCTTCGGCACCGCAGGCGCAACGCCCTGCAGCGCGCCGATCATGCCCTTGACCTGCTCCTGCGGGTAAGCGAACTGCCGCTCGAAGTCGGCGGCGGCGAGGTCGAGGTTGCGCTGGGTCTGGCCCTGCTGCATGCCGCCGGCTTGCTGCAGTGCACCAACGCCCGTCAGGCCGAGTTGCTGCGCCGTCTGCGCCAAGCCGCCCTGCCGCGTCAGTTCGCCCTGCGCCGCCTGCTGCGCCTGACCGAAGCCGCGCTCCAGTGCCTGCGACTGCTGGGCCGAGATGCCCTCCATGGCGTCGCGGATGGCGCGGCCGGTCAACTCAGCCTGCCGCGTGCCGCCGAACTGGCCGGCACGGATCATCTCGCCCTCGATGCCCGGCAGCACCTGCTCCTTGAGCGTGCGCGTGCCAAGTTGGCCGATGCGGTTGACGACGTTCTCCGTGTACGGGTTCATGAACTGCTGCGTGACATCGGCCGTGCTCTGCGAGGCCTGCTGCAGATACGGCTGGTACGCCTGCGCCGCCTGCGGCGTCTGCTCGAAGGCCTGCTGCTGCAGGGCCGTGAAGTCGGCGATGCGCGGGCCTTGGTACAGCGGGAAGGCGCGATTGGCGAGCGCCTGCTGATTGGACAGGATGTCCATCGCGTAGTTCGTGTACCAATCGGGCAGCACGGACTGTTCCATCGAGGAGACGGGCACAGCCTGCGGCGCTTTGCCTTCAGTCAGGAAGTCCAGAAACGACATTAAACGAGTCCCCCAGAGAGGTAGCGCTCGGGCCGCTTAGCATTAGCACTAAACTTGCCCTTGGCCAAGTTGCGGCCTTTGTGTTTGCGGACTTTGACGCGGAAGTCGTCGAGGCGTTTGGCGCCCGCCCTACTCGACCCGTCGCCCAGCATGGCCACGGTCTCGGCGTCGATGACGTACTCGCCGTCGCTGAGCAGCGCCGGGATCTCGTCGCTGCGTCCGGTGCCGACGCCGTCAACGGCGAAGCTCTCGCGGCCCCGGCCGTCTCCGCCCATCTTGCCGCCCTTGGCGCGGGGCTGCGCACCCATGTCTTCGAATATCATGGTGAGTGCCTGCCGCCCCTCGGGCGTGTTCAAGAAGGCCTCGATCTCGGCGTCCGACGCGCCCGGCATGGCTGCGCGCAGCATGTCGAGGCTACTGCTGAGCACCGAGGTCGTCGCGCCAACCGGCGCAGCGCCCGTGCTGAACACAGAGCCAACGCCCACGCGCGGTGCCGGTGCGGCCGCGGTGGCGAAGGCTGCGCGCTCGGCCGCTGTCTCGGGCACGTAGTTGAAGAACGAGCGCGCCGGGCCGTAGCCGTAGCGCGCATAGTCGATGTCGCTGCGATCGCGCTGAGTGAGCGCTGACGGCGCAAACTGGCCGCGCGGCGTCGGCAGTTGGGCGCGGAATATCGGCGCGAGCGCGTCGAGGCCGGTGCCAGTGCCGCCAGTGCCGCCGCGCTTGCCGCCGAGCAGCTTGCTCAGGGCGTCGAGGATGGCGAGGCCGCCGGTGACCGTGGCGATTTTCTTGGACAGGTCTGTTTTCTTCTCACCTGGAGGCGTACCGGTGTCCGTAACTGTAGTTGGCGATTGGCTAAGCAAGATGGAAGCAGGTATTGTAGCGAGACCACCAGTGAAATCGACCTTTGGAGGCGGTTGGTTCGTGACAGTGATCAAAGGCTCTTCGCCAGCGACTGCAGGTGGCGTTTGGCTGGGCACGAGTGCGCCAGTGGCAGCGGCAAGACTATCGCTAACGCGGCCCGGACGGATGCGGCTGGCTTCGGCCAGAAGCTCTTTACCGGGCAAATTAAAGTCAACGGCGCCTGCAGCCCCTGCTGCGAGGCCATCGCTAACGCGCGTCTGCGGAATGCGCCTGCCAACAGACTCAAGCAAAGTCTCATCGGGCAGCAGATTAACGGCGCCAGCCGTACCCGTTGCGAGGGCATCGCCGACGCGCGTCTGCGGAATGCGCCTGCCAACAGACTCAAGCAAAGTCTCACCGGGCAGACTTGTGTCGGTCGGCGTGCCGACGTTCAGTGAAGACGGCACTGCGCCCGCAAGAATGCTATCAAGTCCAGCCTGCGGAATGCGCGAGCCGCTGACGACCATGTCGCCGAGACCGAACTCGTTGTCCAGACGCGCTTGATCGAGTGCCTGTTTGAACGGATCAAGCGACTTGCCGACATCGCCCAGCAGAGATCCGCCCGCTGCGCCGAGACCGCCGAGACCGCCGAGAACAGACGGCGCGAGGCGCGACGCCGAAACGACGATTTCGCCGGGTAACGACGCGGCTGCCTGACCGGCAGCTTGGCCGCCAACTTCGCCAGCAAGAGCGCCCTTTCCGCCGCTTAACGCGCTGCCCAGCGCTTTATCAATTCCGGTCGCACTCAACAGACCGGCCGTAGCGCCAGAAGTCAGGCCGCCGATAGCACCAGCCTTGAGCGCTTCGCCAAGATCCTCGCCGGTCACAAGACCCGCACCAGTACGGCCCAGCGCGGAGGTCAGGCCAACGCCCGCTATCTTGGCGCCAAGGCCGCTCAGCCCGAGTTTAGCCCCGAGGGCGGTGCCCAAGCCCGGAACGAACTGAAGCGCGATGGGCGCAACAATCTTCGCGATGTCGCCAACGACGGCGGTACCCGGACGGTTGTACAAGTCGCCGCCGAGCAGCGTCACCGCCTCGCCGGTCGTTGGGTCGGTATACTGGCCGAAGCCGCCAGTCGGCGCGCCGCCGACCTGCTCGATCCGGTAGTCAGCCATGCGGCCCTGATTGGCCAAGCCGCGTGCGATGTCCTGCAGCCGCAGCAACTCTTCAGGCGTGCTGCCCGAGGCGATGACTTGGCCTTCGTTCTTGCCGGTGTAGTCGCGGATCTGATACTGCGTGCCGGGAGTGAGCGTGATCTGGCTCGCCGGATCTAGGCCGCGCACGTCCCGGTTAGCGCCGGTCATCCACGAACTGAGCGTGATGGGATCCTGCAGCCGGCGCTCGTACTCGGCCAACTCCTGCTGCTGACGGACGCGCGGATCACCGCCGCGCATGGTGCTGTAGCGCTCAGGCTCACCGTCGGGGCCCATGCGCCCGGTGTAGTCGTCGTAATCGCCGAACACGGGCTGTGCTGCGGTGAGACCGCTTACCGGCTGCGTCATTGGCTGCGTTGCAGCGGAGAGGCCGCCCACCGGATCGTTTACGCCGTTAGCCATCAGCCTTGTCCTTCAAGCATCGGATAGACCCGCATTGCCCACTCACGCCAGTCATCAAATTGATATGGGTCTGGCACAGCGCGTGTTGAAAAGGGTGACGCCTTCAAAAAGCCTGTAGCCCAACCCTGCCAGTCGTTCTCGTCGTTTAGCCGACCAAACGCCCACGCATCGCCAACCGACAGTATAACGCTATCGGCCCAATCAATCAAACCCATGCCACGCGGGTCGATCATCCAATCACGGTTCCATCGCCGGGCTGTATGTGCGCCAGCACCAATCCCATTTGGTAATCGCCCCCGAGCGTGTTGCTCTCGAAGCGGAAGCGCAACTCACGGCGCTGTGTCTTAAAGTACACAACCTGATCCTGCGGCGTCGGCGGCGTCTCGTAGATGGTGTGCGGCTCCGTTGACACCTCGGGCGCCTTGGCGTTGGCGCGGCCCGTCACCTGCATCGTCATGTCGCCGCTCTGCACGAAGTCCGGCTCAATCATAAGCACCTGCAGCGCCTTGTTCTCTTGGCTTGATACCGGCAGCGACAGGTCAGCCGTCTCGAAGTAGCTCAGCACAGGCTGCAGGTTGAGCCCGTCAATGTCGTCCACGCCCACCTCGTGTACCCACAGGCGGTACTGATCGACGCCGCTGTCTTCCGTGACGCGCACGTTGTCGTCCGTCTCCGTGATGCGCGTGTCGTCGGCCTCAGTGACGCGCACCTGATCTGGGGCGATGCTCGGCACGACGCCCGTCATGATCGGCTTGGGGAAGACAGTCGGCGACACGGCCGCGCTGCGCCCGCCGTTGGGCAGTTCGCAGTCGTACCACGTATTCTCGCGGATGTTGTAGATGACGGCGTGCGACGGCTCGATCGCCTCACCGCGCGGGTAGCACCACCAAATCTCGCCGTAGCGCGGCACCTTCATCGCGAACACCTTCTGGCGCTGCGACTGGTTGAGGCCGTCGAAGAAATAATTGAGGTTGAGATTGTTCGGCACCTCGCGCACGACGCCGTTGAACATCAGGAAGCGATCGGTGCCCACCCAGTAGAAGATGCCGTCGTACTCGATGACCGTGTTCGCTCCGAGGATCGAGCTCTGCGTGCTGATCGTGTCGAACTGGAACACCGGCGCGCCGCCGATGAACGAGGCGCGCACCAGCGCATCGGCCGACCAGAACAGACCCGACGGCGAGTTACCGGGACCACCGCGCAGGGCCACGCCGCGCACGATCTTCTGGGAGGCGATGTTCGCCGCGCCGGAGCCGAGGCTGGTGTAGTCCGTGGGGTCGCCCGCCACCGAGAACGCCACGTAGCCGTCGTTGCCGAAGATGAACGTGTACGGGTGCAAAACGGCGACGCCGCCGGTGGCGCTGTAGCCGGCCGGCAGGTTGGTGATCGGCTGCAGCGGCGCAGTGCCAAACAGGTCGCCGAAGAAAAGCTGGCCGCCGTCCGCATTGCAGATGCACCCGAGGTTCGGCGCGACCTGCGCCACGAGCTGCAGACCGCCAAGGCCCGGCGCCGCGATGGCGTCGAACTGCCACATGTTGTTCGGATCCGCCGTTAGCGTCGACGGCGTGCGGTTGGTGATGACCGACGTGTTGAAGCCATTGTCGATGTAGAAGCGCTCGAGCAGGTTGGCCGAGCCGCTGTGCACGTAGGTCAGGTTGTTCTGCGTGAACTCATGCATCGCGCGGCTGATCTCGCGCAGGTACTTGCTGATCGCGCGGTAGCCGCCGATCTTGCGCGGCAGGCCACGCTGGAAGCGCACCCACTGCCCGTCGACGTAGTTGTCGCCCTCGAACTTGGTGCCGTCGCGCTTGATGCCCGGCTGCGAGCGTATCTGGACGACGCGCGACGCCATTTAGAACGTGCCGCCGTTGACGGTGCCCGCCGGAGCGACGCCCAGCACCGTCCACGCGTCATTGGTCGTGGCGGCCGTGAACAAGCCCGTGCCAACGGCCGTGCCGCCGAGGTTGATCAATGCCGCGCCCGCACTCGTTGCGCCCGTACCGCCGTCGGCAACAGCGACCGGCGTGGCAATGCCGCCCGTCTCGGCGTCCACCACCTCATTGCCGTCGCAGTACAGGATGGCGCGGCTGCCGCGCGCGACCAGCACACCCGGCGACTGCGTGTTCGTCCTGACGCGCAGGGTGAACGAGCCGCCCGTTGTGTCGTTCGAGACCCAGTACTGTTGGGTCGTCTTCGGCACGACGATCTCGACGTTGCCCGTGATCGCGCCCGTGAACTCGTAGGCGATGCGGTTCAACTCGGCGCCCGAGAGCGTGTAGTTGCCGCTCACGCCGCCGAGGTTGACCGACGTAAAGTCGAAGGCAAACACGGCGCTCTGGCCGAGGCCCAGCGTGTACCAACTCGTGCCGTCCGTCACCGCCGTGGCGCTGTCACCGGGCGTCAGTGTCAGGCTGGCTGCGCCGTTGATCGTGTCGAGGCCCTGCGGGGTGAGGACGAGGTTGCCGCTACCGCCGTTGCGGACGGCGACGAAATAGTCGGCGCCGACGCCCGCCGCTGTCGGCAGCGTCAGCGTGCCGAGGCCGCCCGTCCAGACAAACATCTTGGCGCGGTCGGAGCCGCCGGCCGTGTAGTTCGTGTTGAAGAGCGTGACGGGCGTGGACTGCGAGAGCGTTGAGCCGGTCGCCGTCAGGCCGAAGCCGGCCAGCGCGGAGGCCTGCGCCTGCGCCGTTGCCGCGCCGTAGCGGAACACGCGCCACGAACCGGCGGCGGTGGTGTTGTTGGTTAGGTAGATCTGCCACTGCTCGCCCTGCGCGATCGACAGGAGCGTGCCGCCAACGCTGTTCTTGACGGTGATGGTGGACGGGCCGAGGTTGTTGAACAGGACGGTCTGGCCGACGCCGGTCTCGTCCGCGGGCGGCATGAGGATCGAGAAGGCACCGGTCGGCGTCACGTCGATGATGCGCGCCGCCGGCCGCAAGAGCGTGTTGCTCTCAAGCGGCCAGTCCAGCGCCGTGTCGGCCGTCAGCGAAAGCGCCAGATACGACACATCCGACGGGTAGATCGTCGTGCCACCAAATATTTGTGTATAGGTGTTGCTCATACCGCTTATGCCTCTTTCCGAACCGACGCACGGTCGAGGATCTTGGCGAGATCCTCGCCGTTCAGCATCGCGGCCGCACGATCATACATGTTCTGCCAGACGGGGATGCGCTCATCGTTCTTGAGGAAGGGCGTTGCCTCCAGCAGCGTGCCGTACAGCAAGAGCTGCGGCGCATATTCGGTCAGCCAGTTGGTCTGCACGGCGTCGTCCAGCAGCGGTGGCAGCTCGTAGTACAACACCTCGAAGGGGTAGTTCGCGTCGGGCGTCGGCGCATACAGCCAGTGGCTGTAGTCGTAGTCGCTGTAGTACTCGGGCTGATCCGTGGCGGTGCGATCGGGCCAGTAGCTCAGGAGATATTCGTAGGCGCGTGTGAACAGAACCTTGCGCGTGTTGTTGTTGGTTCCGGTGCCAATGTTGATGCTGACCGTGTCGCGCCAGCGGTCGGGCTTGGCGTACACGGACACGCCCGTCTGCAGCGTGCCGCTCACGACGTTGATGAAGCCTTGGATCTTCAGCTCGCGCGCGATGCGGCGCTCGGCCAGATTGATCAGCCGCGGGATCTGCTCAAACACAACCGGGTCAGACGCATAGGTTGTGCCGCGCTCAAGGTAGCGCCGCACGTCCTGCTGGAGCGTCGTGAAGGTCATCGTCGTGGCCATCGGCGCACCCTACATCAGTTTTGGGCAGAATGCCACGGTCAGGATAGGTACTCAAACACAAGGCCGGCGATGGCCAGCACGAGGGCACCGAGCGTCATCTTGCCCTTGGAGAGGGTCGGTTTCTTGTCGGTCGGCAGCACGGTTCCGACGACACCCTTGAAGGCGGCCTTCTCGGCCTCCTTCTTGACGGCGTTGAGCGCCAGTTTCTTCAGGTTCATGGTAGCCTCCTCACTTAGATTTGCTCTCGATGACCCCGACGCGAACTTTCAGGTCATTTATTTCGCCCGTCAGATGCTCACGTAACTCCGCTCTAGCCTTAGCTGAATGCGGACTGTCCGTAGGTACACCGTCTGGCGTGACGAGAACAGGCATCGACGCTTCGATCTTGGTCAGCCGCGTCTCGAAGGTGTTCACCTGCCCCAGCAGCCACGCAATGCAGGCGATCAGGATGGGCACAGCGCCCTTCAGGATGTCGCCCCAGTTGACGTTCACGGCAGCCACCCGGCGAACTTCTTCGTCTTAGCCTTGCGGTCATCGAGGCCGTGCGTGCCGCCGTTGATGCGCTTGGTCAGCGCAAGGATGGCGGCGTCGTTGATGCCTTGGTCGCAGATAGACCAGAGCTTGTTCTTGTCGAAGAACCACAGGGCGCTCTCGAAGCACAGCTCAGTTGCCAC